ATCAAGCATTACAGAATCAGCGACAGGGACTGACGCAACATCCAGCCTTGTTACGTTTGGAACGATTATTTCAGAGTCTGCTTCTGGGGCAGACACCATCAGCGCAACACCGAAGTACAACACCGCAGTGTCAGAATCCGCAACAGGGGCAGACGCTGTTAGCTCGGTGGCACAGTTTGTATCCGTGGTTTCAGAATCAGGTACGGCAACTGATGAAACCATGTCGCAAAACGCTTACGCCACAAGCATTACGGAAACAGCGACAGGTGCTGATGCGATTAGTACAACGGTTACCTTTTACGGGGCCGTCACAGAATCAGCGTCTGGGTTGGATGTTAATAGTGCGTCCGTTAAGTTTGCATCGACTATTACAGAAAGCTCGGCGGGGGCTGATGTTATTGCAGCAGCAATTAAGTTTGCAACAACCATTACAGAGTCAGCTACTGGTGCTGACAGTATTCAAGGAAGAAAGCTCTGGGAAGAGATTGATGACTCGCAGACAGCAAACTGGCAAAATATCAGCAGCAATCAAACGCCTAGTTGGAGCAACATCAATACAGCGCAGACTCCCAACTGGACACCGATTTCGACTTGAGGTGAATCATGACTGTTAACCGCACAACCCTTTTAGATCTTCCCCTCCCGGTCACGGGTACGGAGTCGGGTACTTGGGGCGATACGACCAACAATGGTTTGACGCAGTATCTTGATATTGCGATTGCGGGAACGCTAGTCTTAAGCACCGATGCAGATGTTACTCTGACATCGACGGAGGGTGATTCGTCAGCGACAAATATTGGCGCAACGACAGCGCAGTACGCTATCTTGAGATGGACGGCAACGGGGTCAACAACACGAAACATCACCGCACTTGCTCAAAGTAAAACGTATGTCGTTATTAATGCTACAGGTGGTACGCAATCAATTGTTTTGCGTGGCGCAGGGCCGACGACAGGCGTTACCATCATTTCGGGCGAGAAAGCTTTTTGCGTTTGGAACGGTTCTGACTTTGTAAAAGTCTCATCGTCTGCTGCGGCTGGCGGCTCAAACACACAGGTTCAATACAACAGTTCGGGTGTATTGGCTGGGTCTGCCAACATGACCTTCAACGGCACGAAGCTGACGGTCGCTGGGTTCCTTGATTCTGCGTTGACTTCTGGTCGAGTGCCTTACGCCACCACCAGTGGCGAATTGATCGACTCTGCCAACCTGCTGTACAGCGGCACTGACCTGACCGTCTACGGCATCACCGTAGGCCGTGGCGCAGGTGCTGTGTCTTCTAACACCGTCGTTGGTTCTTTGGCGCTTGCAGCAAACACATCGGGATCAAAGAATACGGCAGTAGGCTTTGGAATCCTGAACACAAACACCACTGGCGCAAGCAATACGGGTGTTGGTTGGGCTGCGCTTAATGTAACGACGGGCTCGTTTAACACGGCTGTTGGAGATTCCGCACTACTCTCCAACACCACCGCCTCCAACAACACGGCTGTTGGTTATCAGGCGGGGTATAGCAATCAAACGGGAACTTGGATTACGGCGCTTGGTTATGGGGCGCTTTACAGCGCCACAGCAGGCCCGAATCTGGGCGTTGGCTTTCAAGCCGCATTCAGCACTACCACGGGCGGCAATAACGTAGCAATTGGCCCGTATCGCGCTCTTTACAACAATACAACGGGCGCCAACAACGTAGCAATTGGTCGTGATGCGCTCTACTCCAACACCACCGCCTCTAACAACACTGCTGTTGGTTATCAGGCGGGGTATAGCAACACGACGGCAGGCAGTATTACAGCGATAGGTCATAGCGCACTATTCTCTAACACCACTGGCGATGCCAACACTGCGGTGGGTAGAAATTCACTCTACGCCAACACCACTGGTGGTCAAAATGCAGCAGTAGGACTTCAAACGCTTTTCAGCAACACCACAGGCAGTTATAACACCGGATTGGGTCGTGAAGCCCTTTTCTCCAACACCACCGCCTCCAACAACACTGCTGTTGGTTATCAGGCTGGTTATGCAAACACCACTGGTCGCATCACGGCCATTGGTTATCAGGCGTTGGTAAACAGCACGACGGCCAATGCCAACACTGCGGTTGGCTATGTCGCGCTTCAGGCAAATACTACTGGTGGAGCGAATACCGCTGTTGGCGATCAGGCGCTTATCTCCAACACCACCGCCTCCAACAACACTGCTGTTGGTTATCAGGCGGGGTATAGCAATACTACGGGAACCAATTTAACTGCTTTTGGCGCTCAGGCGCTTTACGCAAACTCAACAGGTGGCGGCAATGCCGCCTTTGGGCACGGCGCTCTTGGGTTAAATACAACTGGCGGTGGAAACACGGCTGTTGGCACTCAATATGATGGTGTAAGCAACGCCGCAATGTCGCAAAACACCACAGGCTCTTATAACGTAGCAGTTGGTGTTGGCGCATTAACAACCAACACCACCGCATCTAACAACACTGCTATTGGTTTCAGGGCAGGGTATAGCAACCAAACAGGCCAAGGCAACACCTTTATTGGCCGTGACGTTGGTTACAACACAACTGGCGGTTCAAACACCTTTATTGGTTTTAATGACAACTTGGGGTATGGTGCTGGTCAACTTGTAACTACCGGTTCCAAGAACACCATCCTCGGTGGCTACAACGGCAACCAAGGTGGCCTCGACATCCGCACTGCCAGCAACCACATCGTGCTGTCGGATGGGGATGGAAATCCGAGGATTATTTCTAATAACAGTGGCGAAGTTGCAATAGGCGAAAACCCAGTTGCAGGTTATAGGCTTACTCTCAAAGGTTCAGATGCAACTGCATCTAATCACGTTTTATTTGGAAGAAATTCTTCCAGTACAAATTTGATTGTTGTAAGAAACGATGGATACTTTTCAACAGGAGTTGCTGCTAGTTCTCCATACAACGCAACAACTGCTAGTGCAGCAAATGTTGTTGTTGATTCTGGTGGGCAATTGTTTCGTTCAACCTCTTCATTGAAATACAAAAAGAATGTTCAGGACGCTGTACACGGTCTTGCGGATGTCTTAAAACTGCGTGCAGTCACCTATGAGGGCAAGGCAGAAACTGATACTGGTAAGACTTTTGGTGGACTGATTGCCGAAGAAGTACATGCCGCTGGCTTAACTGAGTTTGTTGCGTATGACAAGGAAAATCGCCCTGATGCGCTTCACTACGGAAATATGGTTGCGCTGCTAACCAAGGCCATCCAAGAACAACAAGCCCTCATTGAATCCCTTACAACCCGTGTCGCTCAACTTGAAGGAAAATCATGACCCAATTCACCACTACCATCACTCGGATGTACACCCTTCCTGCTCCTGAACCTGATTACGTTGTGAACGTACTTTGGGAAGTACAAGGGGTAGACGGTCAATACACCGCATCCATCGGCGGCAATACGACATTCAACTCTGCTGACCAGCAAGGGCCAATTATTCCCTACGATCAACTCACCGCAGAGATTGTCCTTGGTTGGATTCCACAAACCCAGATTGACAGCGCACAAGCCTGTGTGCAGGGGCAACTGGAATCACTTGCCAACCCTCCCGTTTCCCCGCAAAACACTCCGCTTCCTTGGAACCAATCATGATTAAATTAGAATTCAGCATCGACGAAGTCAATCAGATTATGGCTGCATTGGGCAACATGCCGTATGTCCAAGTAGCTGCGCTGGTTGATAAGATCAAATCTCAGGCGGTTCCGCAGTTGCCTGCTCCCAAAGAAGATGTTTGATCTACTCTCAGGCGGTCTTTTAGGCTCCATATTCGGAGGGCTATTTAGGCTTGCACCGGAAGTGCTGAAATTCTTAGATAAAGGGAATGAACGCACTCACGAGTTGAATATGTTCCGCTTACAAACGGATCTGGAAAAACTCAGGGGAGAGTTTCGCGTTGAAGAGAAATACGTTGACTACAGCATCACCCAATTAGACGCAATCAAAGAGGCTTTTCGTGAGCAATCAGAAACTGCAAAATCCGCCGGATGGTTCGTATCTGCAATCTCGGCACTTGTTCGTCCGGGGATTACATGGTGCTTGTTCGGTATGTATGCAGCCGTTAAAGCTTGCGCTATCTATATGGCGTTCTTATCGGATGCACCGTGGTACGAAGTGTTAAAAGCCAATTGGAATGAAAATGATTTTAGTGTATTTACCATGTGCCTCACATTTTGGTTTGTTGGTCGCAGTATAGAGAAATATCAAAAGTCGTGAATGAAGAGGCAAAGAAGCTAGCAAGAGATGTACTCATCAAGCCCTTTGAAGGGCTGGCTAGGCTTCTGCCTGACGGAACCGTAACCTCCTATCCCGACCCCGGAACCAAAGGACATCCTTGGACAATTGGCTGGGGAGCAACCGGCCCTGATATCCAGCCAGGAACTATTTGGACGATGGCTCAGTGTGAGGACGCTTTAGACCATCACATCAATTACTTTTATGTAGGACTTTGCAAACTTAGTCCGACGTTTCCAAATGCCTCCCCCCGACGCATTGCTGCAACAACAAGCTGGGCGTACAATTGTGGCCTAGGAAATTACAGGATTTCCACGTTTAAACGACGTATTGACGCGGGGGATTGGGATGGTGCAGCGGAAGAGTGCCAAAAATGGAACAAGGCTGCGGGTCGCATACTCCCCGGACTTACCCGCCGCCGTGCGGCTGAAGCTGCGTTGATGAGGTGAGCCGTGCCACTCAAAAAACTACTTTTAAAACCTGGGGTTAACAAAGAAAACACCCGGTATACAAACGAGAACGGATGGTATATATCTGATAAGGTGCGGTTTCGTCAAGGCACTCCTGAAAAGATTGGTGGCTGGCAGCGCATCTCAGTTAATTCGTTTTTAGGTGTGTGCCGTAATCTTTGGAATTGGGTGACGCTGGGGTTTGAAAACCTTATGGCGCTAGGTACTAACCTAAAGTTCTACGTTGAGCGTGGTGGGCAGTATATCGACATCACCCCCATAAGACAGCGCAATTACACAGCCTCATTAACAAACCCATTTACAACCAATATCACTGCCGGTACAGAA